GGTATTCAGCGGACGGCATCATGCCCATCTTGGCACGATAATTATACAAGCCCTGAGCACTCTTAGGGGCATGTACGAGGGATTCTGTAAAGCCTGCACCATTTGAAGACATTTAATTCTCCTACAATTAGGGGTTAAAAGGGGACGGCCTTGCGACCGCCCCCATACTTCAACTAACTACATTAGACACCGGGGGTGCCGTAGATACCACGCCAATCAGTCCAGCCGAAGCTGAAACGACCAGTTGCTTTGTACTTCAGATTATCCGAATCAAAGTCAGAGTCATCCTTGAACTCATCCGCCTTACGCTCGAAGTACTTCAGACCGTCCTGCACATCAGTCATTACAAACCAAGCCGTTGAGCTGGTCAGATAATGATTGACAACGATCTCTTCGAAATATCCCTGACTCTTAAGAGCATTGATATCGTTGTTGGCGGTTGACGGACGAAGCGGAGACTTAAGGATTCTCTGTGCTTCGAACACCAACTGCGGTGGGATAATCAATTTCTTAGGATGTACAGCGATACGCAGACCCCGATCATTGGTAAACAGCATCAGATCAATAACTGCCTGCTCAAGAGCAGCTTCATTAAGATCCGAGGCCGTAGCCAGGAGGTTCGAGGACGTGCCGCCAGCAGCATTCGGATGCGCCGAACTGCACATTACAACGCCATCACCGCCAGTGTAGCCGGAGGTAAATGCACGGTTGTAAACATTAGCGCCCACAACTTCCTTAGTCTGCCGCATACTGAAGGCAAGGGCCTTTGCGCGCTTCTTGGCAACAATCATGTACTGATCATCGTCAATCATTTCGCTTGTGATAATAAAGCCAAGGCCATACTTGACATGGTTATACCGAGTAACAAAACCCTGCATAGCCTCATCATAGAGTACAGCTTCGCCTTCATTAATCTGGCTTGCCAAGCCAAAGCCACTATAGCCAACTTCCTCTTCAAATGCTTTATCAGAAGTATCCTTCTCAAAGAGGTTTACATACTCTTCCGGATATTCCGCATACGCCTCACCATACCACGCATTAATGCCGGGCCAGAGGGACTTACCAAATGCACCACGATTAATCATTGTTTAGTTCCCCCTATTAGAGACCAGTCTGGCCAAGAGCCAGAGCACTTTCATTGATGCGCACAAGCCACTTGGCGTCATTGCCAACAGCATTGTCCACTTTCTGAGAGAGCCCAATAACCAGCAACTGCGCAGAGGCGGGAGTACCGTCCTTAGCAATAACGTCTGAGGAGTCCAAGAGATGCCCGGATACACCAGAGGTGGTAGAACCAGCGCCAGCTACCATATCACCAGTGGAACCAACATTGGTGGCCACCATAGGACCGCCAGTATTGTCTTCCTGCAACTCATAAATAACATCAGGACCAACGCAGACCAGCACATATCCCGCCGTAGAGGCCGGGAGATAACCCGGGTGCTCCGTAGCAGCAATGGACCGATCTACTTTAACTCCAACACATACCCCTAACAGAATGCCGCCTGCGGCTGCCGGAGACACACTACCATCATCGTTGAGTGTCATAAAGTCTCCACGGAAAACTGCCGTGGAATTACCTGAAGCAACTGCATACTGGCGCACAGACTGTGCCCACGGAGAACCGCTCAGTGTCGCAACTGGGACGGCTCCACGGGGCCTACTTACATTAGCCATTATATATTCCTTATGTAGTAGGGATTAAGGACATCAAAGATTATTAAATACTCGATTTCTTTCCACGTCGAGATTGTATTTCAATCTCACCTTCAAGTCCGTCTTCCCTATTTTTACCTTTTAACATGGTACGTTCAAGGCGAGTTACTTCTGCCGCTTGGGCAGCCATATCCGCCTCATAGAATTCTTTACGAATTCGCATTAAGACCCCAATAACACCTCCGCCTACAGGCATCCGGGTTCCAGTACCAAGAGAATTATTTACTCCTTCATCACCAAAGCCGACAGCTTCCGGGGCAAGTTCCCATCCAGCTCGCTTAAACCGAGCCACACGATCTTCGATATCATTTACGATACGATATTCGTAGTTAGGGTCTTTGTTTGCTACCGTAAGTTTATTACGTGCCTGCTCATGCATTGGTATCCGCTCTGGATTTGCAGCACGAAGCTGCTGGTCTCTAGTATCGCGCACTCTCTCGTTAGCCATTACCTTACTCCTCGGTCTGTAGGGGGCCACTATTGGCCACATAATCCTTCATAAACTGCTCGTGTGTCAAAGGCCCATTAGGGTTACGGTCTGATTTTACTAGACGCCGATAATTAACCTTAGCGTCGTCCGGCAATTGCTTGTATGCTGGTACTCCCTTTTTAGAAGTACGAGCAACTGGAGTCCGTTTATTAGACGTAGTAACAGTGGTCATGTGCTGATCTTCCTCATCCTTAAACTTATTAGGAAACTCCTCTTTGATTCTCCGCTCTACTTCTTTGTAGATTTTATTGGGACTCCAATCCGGGTGCTCCTGCTGTAGGTCAACCCCTATCCCATTTGCGGCATGACGCAGAGTACGATCAGTATTGTACCACTCATTAGACTTGATCCAGACATTAAATTCAGGAGTTACTGCCTCACTGCCCGCAGTATTCTCACTATGTACTTCCTGAGTCAATTCAGTAATTTTATCTTTTACTTCCAAGGCCCGTTCAATATCACGGTCCTCAGATGCTGCTTTCAATTCCTTCTTTAATTCCAAGATAGCTTTTTGTTTTGCCGTCTGCTCTACTTTGGAATAGTGCTCCTTAAAGGACTCAACGGTCTCGGTAAGCTTCTTGATCTTTCGGTTAGCTTGGTGGATGGCATCGTAGAGCGGACCCCGTGCGTTAAATTCCTTCGCATCAATCCACTCATTCGCTTCGCCCTTGAATTCACCCTTGGGGACCCAGCCCTTCTCACGAGCGAGAGTTTCCTCTGTTTCGTCAGGGCCTTCAGTATGTTCCGTGCCTTCGGCACCTTCATCAAGTACCTCCTGATCGTCTACTTCGTGGGAAGCAGCACTTCCCGAATTAATTTTATTATCCGCCATTACTAATTTCCTCAGTCACTACTGCTGTGATATCTAGATCTTGTAACAAGAGAAGATCCTCTATGAATCCGCCTGCACCATCTGGGATACGCATTCCAGCGTATCGTTGGTATAGTACTCTATCCCCTACCTTAGCCCATGCCGGAAGAAACTTATCCCAGCAATTAGCCCCGAGGGCTACCACTGTTCCTATTACTTGAGCAGATTGCTCTTTCTTTTGCATCTCAGCGGAAGCGATAATGACTCCGCCCTTACTTTTAGTATCCACTGGATCTGGTCGTATAAGGACCCTATACCCCACTGGGTTTACTTTCATCTTTATTCCTCTATTGGAAATACATCCTCGTACTCAACCTCTGGGATGAGTTCATATATTGATGCCCTATGCATCATCTTTACATACTCTTCTCCAGAGTTTATGAAGGAGTCCTTCATACAACCGGCATTCCCGGCAACATCCCTGTGAACTCGTGCTTCCTTAATCAAGAACTTAAAAAACTGCTTGGTTATATAATTCTCTTTCCACTCTTCAAATTCTTCCTTATTAGGAATAGTCATTATGCCCCACTTGTCGGTTTATGTACCAATGCTGCCATTGAGGCAGCCGTAGAATTAGCAGATGTAGTCATCTTGACATGGGCATCTACTCCAATCTTACGGGCCTTCAGGTCAGTCTCAGCTTCCTTACGAAGTTGTTCACGATCCTGAATTGCTACATCATGCTCTTGTTTCGAGGCCTTGAGTTGAAGGGCCTGTGCCTCAAGCATAATCTTTGGATCTTGCTGCGGCTGCTGCTGTTGTTGCTGGTCTAACTTGAATTCCTGAATATTCTCCACCTCTGCCGCTTCCAGAATTCTCTTAAGGACTATATTCTTATCCAATCCCAAGGGAATTAACTGTACCAACATCTGTGCCTTTTGCATTTTTTGTAGGGATGTAGAGGCATTGGGGTCAGCAGAAGGCATAATCTTGATACGATTTTCCTTCTTATAGTCGTGGATATATTCTTCCTCTTCTGTAGGGGTCATTTCAGGTAGCCCTAACAGATCTATATATTCCTGTCTATTAAAGAATCTAGAGTTCAGGTTGAAGATCTTTAAGAACTCCTTACTGAGGGATCTACGGACTCGTTTATAGACCGCAGTAAAGACCTTCATCCCGGATTCCATGACTGCTTGAGTAGTAGTGGCCTTCTGGTTTTGTCCAGGATTTTCCCCTACCATCATGTCAGTGGTGCTAGTGACTCTCTGCCCCACCTCGATTAACATTCCCAACAAACTGAACAGGACCGCAGATGGTTCACGGACAGGCAAAGGATATATCCCCTGTCCTAAGTC